CTATCCACCAGACCATGCTCATTATGCTAGTATGCCTATCGAGAACTCTAACTTTATAGAGCGCTTATCTGACGGTGCAATATTGGGAGAGTATGTTGCTGGCGATTATAAACCAGTTCAGAATGTCGAGCTGTTTGAGTTCTTTCAAGAGTTCATCGACAACGGTTCCATGTATCTGCACACTGCTGGCTCATTGTTAGGTGGTAGAAAAGTTTGGTGCATGGCCACAACAAAAGAAGGTTTTACGCTAGGTGATAATGACCAAGTAGTTAACAATCTTTTGTTTACAATCTCGCACACTGGTAAACACGCTAACAGTGCATTAAATACGCCAGTTCGTGTTGTGTGTGCTAATACTATGCGTCTAGCGATGGAAAGTGCTGACGACATAGTTACCCATAACCATCGAGCCGTGTTTGATCGTGAAGCCTTAAAAGTGGCGTTGGGAATATCCAGCAAAAACTTTGGCGAGTTCGAGGAACTAGCAAAAGCAATGGCAAAAAAGGTTCTTACTGGCGAGGAAGAAATTCAGTTCTTTCAATCCGTGTTCGGCGGTAAGGAAAGAGTAACTGATAATAATGTCATTGTCAGATCTGAGGCTGTTAGAAAAGCAATGGCATATTTTAGGGGTCAAGAATTTAACCCTGAGAACAGCAAGCGTAAGGAAACAAAAGACGCTGAGATTGCCAAGCTTAAAGAACAAGTAGAAGCATTAGTTTCGGGTAAAACCATTGAAGAGATAGACGCTGACAAGGAATTGTTGTCAGAGCCTAACTTGTCGGTCAATCATGGTTGGGATATGTCAAGCGCTAAAGGCACGTTGTGGGGCGCATTCAATACAGTAACCTATATGGCCGATCATAAGCCAGTGCGAGATCATGGTGCTGACAATCGACTAAACAAAGCATTCTATGGTGACGTTGGTCGAGACACTAAAGCCATTGCGTTGGCAAAGTCTAAAGAGCTTCTAAGCGCATAATGTATGAAGCAATAATTGGCTTGTACAAGCTAGGCGTATTAATAGCAATAATTGTTGCATTAATGGTGTTTTTCGGTTAACAATAAAGGGCGGTAGAGATACCGCCCTAAACTTTAACAATTATGAGGTATAACATTATGGGAAATTCGCATCATTTCCACCACGTTCAAAGTATCGAGTTTGAGTCCAATGAGTATCCAAGCGCTTCTGTTGGTGACGATTTAATCTACATTCTGAAAATTGACATCACTAACGACAACGGTTCTTTGGATACTATCACCTTTTACAACCACAACGGTCAATTAGTTGACACCGTGGACGGTAAACCAATCAGTCGTTTAAAAAAGAAGGAAGCTTAATCATGGCAATGTCACGTGCTAATTATATTAGGTTCGCTCATATACTAGCGAAAAACAACGTAAACTGGGATAGTGCTTTGGTCTCCGATTTGTGCTCTTACTTTCAAGAGGACAATGCAAGCTTTGACTGGGATAGGTTTTGTCTTGCAATTCAAAGCAAGAGAAACTATAACTTAACACCATCAACAACAGATTAGAGGTATAAACAATGACAACAGACATAATAGAACTAATGCAAGTAATCGCTAATAAGCATAGCCTACCAATTGAGACTTGTGTCTCTTGTAAAGGTAGCGCAACATTCTTTAAAGATGAGTTATCCCACCGTGAATTTGGCATATCTGGCTTATGCCAATCTTGCCAAGATAAAATCTTTGTAGAGGATATATAATCATGGCGAAACAATCAACACCTATCGCTGGCCGTCTAATCACATTGTGCAAAAGTGACTTTGATAACACTACTGTTATGAGTAACGACTGGGAAACATTCCTTGACAAGGTGGGCATCCCTGACGATCCAGACGCTATAGTTGACGACAAGGTAACTATAACAGTTATTCGTTGCCACTATGATATAAACACTACTGAGCAAAAACGCTTGGACGTTGGCGAGGTGGTAATATGATAAAGCCAGAAGACTTTGTTTTAATCGCAATGAGTGTAATAGCTAGCGGAGTATTTATAGCTTATTCGCTCTAATATTCTGCATACCTCCCTGAAACTTAGCCCCGTTCTTTATAGTTCGGGGTTCTTTTTTATCCAATAATATCTCATTTATTTACGTTTAGTATGTAAACAATGAGGTTAATACTATGCTGAAAGCAATGATAGCTATCATAACAATCTACACGATTGCAGTTATAACTAACGAATCTTTCACAGTCCTAACGCAATTCGCATAAACTGGGCTGATAACATTATAACCCCTTCTACCTTCTGGATAGTTGGGGTTATTTCTTTGTGCAAATGGACACGCCACCCTGCGCTCAACACAGCAAATAAAATTGTCAGATAGTATTCAACACGCGTATGTGTATGTGACGGGAGAACTTTATCACAAGGGCGTATATTTAACCCTTACACAGCTATTTAGATCGATGCAATTCCTCTGCGAGAAGATGTGCGGAACAAAAGAGCAACCCCACGCATGGGCCACTAGGGGGTAGGTATAACTCTATATACAGAGCTGCCCTATTTTTTATTTTTTTTGGGTTTTTTAGGCTATAATGGGCTATTTCTTGACAATAAACAATATAGTATATATACATACTATACCGCCCGTAGGTGTTATACACCATTATAATACTCCTGAACAATCTGTCAAGCATTATTTTAATTTTTTACTTGACAAAACGTTCTACAGCACTATAATGTAATACTAACAGTGGATAAGATTATAGTTCAGATTCAACCAGATACTATATTATTATATTGAAGGACAAACTTATAATCCACACTTCATGGTTTTAGAGTGTTTTGCGTAGGCAACAGACGCAGTGACTTCCTTTTATTTTATACGTATGAGTACGCAGTCCGTAAGACGTAACTCCGTTACACGCTAAAGGGGAAAGAGCGCATTGCCTACGCAAACTTAACTTTAACAAAGTGAGTACAATATACAGCGAACAGGGAGGGTACGTTTCTGTTTGTGGGAGAAAATGGAGCAAGTGTTAAACAAACTGACAGAACATATACATTTTCCAAGATTAAGATACCAAATAGTAGTGAATGAAAAAATAAAGAAACTAAAGAATGAGCTTGCCAGCCACACAGAAACGAAAATTAACAGAAAAACAAGAACGCTTTCTTGAAGAACTCATCTCGAATGGGGGCCATGTCAAGAAAGCCGTTGTTGCTGCAGGATACAAAGAACAATCTAGGTCTTGGTTGACACGTTCTTTACGTGACGAGATTATAGATCGCACTAGAAGTATGCTTGCAACAAACTCTGTTAAGGCTGCTAACAGGATATTAGAAGGTTTAGATGCAGATGGTACAACGCCATTGAACCAGATGGATATGCGTATCAAAACAGCAGAATCCGTTCTTGACAGGGTTGGTCTTGGCAAGAAACAGCAAGTAGAGGTAGAGGGACAGATAATGCATGGCATTGTTATGTTACCCTCCAAAGACAAACCCAAAGAGATCGTTATAGATCAGGAGACAGAGTAATGACAAACAAAGCTATTGAAGTTATGGATCCAGATACTGAAGCAGAAGGAGAAGACCCTAGATGGAATTACGAGAGAGCAAGAAAAGCAGATATAGTCTCTAGGATGAACCGATTAGGTATTCCTGTACCTAAAAGTGTAAATAAAATGAGTGCAGATTCATTACAAAACCTTATAGATGAACACCGTAGGCAGCAGCTACAAATTAACAAAGCTGGTGGCGGTTATGTCAAGAAATACGCACACGGTGGCGGTGTTCGTAAAGCAAAGTTTATGGACTCATAGATATGGCTGAAACAAGAAAGCAGAAGATAGCTAAGTTAAAAAGACAAAAACCTGGATTATACAGGAATATAAATCTTAAAAAGCTAGGCGCAGGTAAAACAAAGAAGACAAGGAAAGTAGGAAGCAAAGGTGCGCCAACTGCTGAAGCGTTTAGAAGATCTGCTAAGACTGCTAAGAAGATGAACACAGGCGGTGGTGTAAAATCAATTAAAACTGTACCATCTGAGTTACGTAAAGCAAGCAAGATGCATGCTAATCAGGCAAAGAGGGTTGCCAGCCACATCAAGAGCATGAAAAAGGGAACTAAGAAACGTGGATGATTTTAATAAAAGTTTAGAATTTCATCAAAAACAGCATGAAGAAGAGATAATGAGAAAAGATTTTCTTAAACGTAAGCTGTGGGAGAAAATGCAGGAGAAGGAACGTAAAAGAAACAGGATTAAGTTTCATGGACAAAAGAACTACGCTAACGCTACAAGAAAGGCTAAAGGTAATTTAAGATAGTATGGCAAGACCAAAGCTAAAAGCTGGAGAAAAGGGACGTTATAACGTTTCAAGGACAGAGAAAAGAAAGAGAGAAGTAAGGAAAGAGCTAAAAGCAGCGAAAGACAAGCAGCGTTCTATAGAGAAAAAGCTCAATACCATACAACAAACACACGCCAGACAGAAGAATGGGCAGAAATTAGCTGGTTCTGGTGGGACAACAACAAAAGAATTTATTGATTCACTGCCTAAAGATATAAGAGAGTCAATAGAAGAGAACACAGAAGTCGTATTTAGACCTAATAAGGGTCCACAGGTTGACTTCTTGGCAGCACCAGAAAAAGAAGTATTATATGGTGGTGCAGCAGGTGGCGGTAAGTCCTTTGCAATGCTGGTAGACCTTCTACGTTACGCCTCTAACGGTAATCACAGGGCGTTACTACTGAGAAGAACGCTATCAGAACTAACAGAATTGATAGACCAGTCAAGAAAGTTGTATCCAAAGGCATTTCCAGGTGCAATCTTTCGAGAATCCAAGAATACTTGGTCGTTTCCTAGCGGTGCTACAGCGTTATTCAGTTATGTTGACAAGGATAATGACGTTACAAGGTATCAAGGACAGAGTTTTACTTGGATCGGTGTAGATGAGTTAGGTCAATACCCAACACCGTATGTCTGGAACTACCTTAGATCTCGTTTACGTACTACTGATCCAGAGATCCAGACGTATATGAGAGCTTCTGCCAATCCTGGAGGCGTAGGAGGTTGGTGGTTAAAGAAAATGTTTGTAGACCCTGCAATCCCTAACGAACCATTCTGGGCTACAGACATTGACAGTGGAAATATCTTACGTTATGGGCCTAATCACCCAGAACATCCTGATGAACCACTGTACCAAAGGCGGTTTATACCTGCAAGGTTAACAGATAATCCGTTTTTGATGGAAAGTGGCGAATACGAAGCCATGTTGCTTTCCCTGCCAGAAGTAGAACGCAGGAGACTTCTAGAAGGGGATTGGGATGTTGCAGATGGTGCAGCATTCTCAGAGTTTGACAGGTCTGT